CCGTGGGCGTCCAGGACGCCGATTCCAATTCCGCCTCTGTAGAGAATTAGGAATTATTCATCCAGACTACTTGTTGGATCAATTAACATCAAATCAATTAAGTGAGTGGGAAGCTTATGATACAATTGATCCAATAGGTACATGGAGGGATGATTACCTTATGGCTTATATTGCTTCTGTTCTTACAAACATCTTTAATGCTGAACATTGTGAAAAAGACAAAGAACCAATAAGAACAGCACCAATAGATTTTATGCCAATTTGGGATGTTGCCGAGCAAAAGAAACAAACAAAGATAAAAATACAAAGACAAAAGGCAGAGGATATGAAAAACATCCTCATGAGTTTTGTAGCATCTCATAATAAGAATACTGAAGCACAGGAGAAAGTATTAAAAAGACCACCAACATTAAAACATAGAAAAAATGGACCTGGGAACATTATTGATCACAATGGGAGTTAATACGGCTGGATTAAATATAGCTCAGGCCGCTCTTGTCCGTTTTCAAGGAACGGCAACCGCATCTATGGACAGGACAGCAGCAGCATTAGACCGAACCTCTATACGTTTTCAGAGGTTCGGTTCAATGGCTACTATGTATATGACTTTACCATTAGTTGCTGTGGGAGCGGGTGCTATTAAAATGGCTTCTGATTTGGAATTTGCTTCTCAGAAGATTGTTGCTCTTGCAGGTATTTCCCAATCTACTATGAATGCTTGGCAAAGTGATATTACAAGGATAGGTGCTCAAACAGGGAGAAGTTCAAAAGAAATTGCAGAAGCCTTGTATTATACAGCCTCAGCCGGTATTAAGACAGAGGAAGCAATGAATATTGTTGAGTTATCAGCAAAAGGTGCAGCCTCAGGAATGGGGGATACCGATGTTATTGCTCGATTATTAACATACCAAATGAATGCTTATGGGGCAGCGGCAATGAAATCCTCACGGGTTATGGATGTTTTATCTGTAGCAATCAGGGAAGGAACTGCTGAGGCATCTACTATGGTCAGTGTATTGGGTGATCTTTTACCGGTAGCTTCTCAAATGGGAGTCTCCTTTGATCAGGTTGCCGGCACAATGGCGGCAATGACTCAAACAGGTTTTAATGCAGCTAAAGCAGCTACATCATTACGACAAATCATGGTGTCATTACTTGATCCTTCCAAACAGGCAAGGGAGGCTTTAGCTATGATTGCTACGGAAACTGGTGATGCTTCTTTATCAGTAGCAGGTTTGCGGAAAACAATCAGGGATGGTGGATTATATGATGCATTGGAAAAGGTTGATAAGATTGCAAAAATGTTTGGGGAGGATATGGCCGGTATAATTTTCGGTAATGTCCGAGCATTAACCGGACAATTCAGTTTGGTTGGTGCAAATGCTGATCATGTACGGCAAATATTAAAAGCAACAAGGGAGGAAACAGGAACTTTTGCTACAGTATTTACTATCATGACTGATACCATGAATAAAAAATTAGCTGATGTAAAAACAGCAGCTCAACAGGCATTAATTGGGTTAGGTCAATCCATGATGGGACCTCTTGTTGGTGTTTTAAAATCAGTAACAGAAGGAATTCGTTCATTAACCACATGGTATAAAAGTTTAAGTGCAGGTACTCAAGAAGTTATTTTATATACGGCAGGATTTTTAGCAATAATGGGACCGGTTGCTATTGCCTTATCCTTATTAATTAGAACTTATGGAATATTACGATTAGCAATTATTAGTCTTTCTCCAGCTCTTACTTTAGTTCGTAGTTTGCTTTTAGCAACAGCAACTGTCATGCAAGAAGCATTTGCTGCTATGAGTGCTACGGTAATACCGAGAGTAGCAGCAGCATTTCAAGGATTAAGTGTATCAATTTCTACTTTTGCTTCTTCATCTTTAAGAGGATTCCCATTACTTCAAACTGCTATGTACGGAGTAGGATCAGCAATGGCTAGTTTAAATGCTATCATGTTAGCTAATCCTCTAACTTTTATGTTGGCCGCTGTGGTAGCTCTTGGAGCGGCTTTTTACTTTCTTACAAAAAGGACAGAGGAATCAACAGCAGCTCAGGATGCATTTAATGAAATTAATAAAACTGCTTCTCAGGCAGTTGTTGATGAAACTGTAAAAATACAACAACTTGCAAGAATTGCTGGAAGTGAGTATGCCTCTAAACAAATGAAAGCAGAGGCAATAAAGACAATTAATGCTTTATCACCTGAATATCTCGGTGGAATACGTCAGGAAGCAATTAACTCAGGTGAGGCAAAAAATGCAATTGATAAATATATTGCTAGTTTACGAGAGAAAGCATTACTCCAAGCTGCTACTACAGCTTTAATGGATGAAGAAAAAAGTAGAGTTAATGCTCTTGCTACAGGACAAGATAGACAAGTAGGAACCATTAATAAAATAAAAGATGTTTTATTAGATTGGGTAAGTTTACAAAAAATAGGGACAAATCAAATTGCAGAAGAAAATGCAAATGCGAAAGAAGCAAATACTACATACAATCAAAGGATATCATTATTCCAACAACAAATTGATTTAATACATGGTATAGAATCTGCAAGAGCAAAAGAGGCAACTCTTGACGGAACTATGGTAACTCGGACGGCCGATGCTTATAAATATGTTGATGTTTTACAATTGATTAATGATAAATTAAATGAAAGGACGACTGTAGCTGGACCAAAACCAAATAGTTATATTGACCCTAACCTTGATGCTGATAATGCCGCAAAGGCTGCAAAATTAGCAGAAGATGCTAAAAATGCAGAATTAGAAAAAGGTTTGAAAGCAAGAGAATTAATGGAAGCAAAAGCTGCTAATAGAAAATCAGTTGAGGATATATGGAAAAAGTATGGGGAAGGTTTACGTGAGGTTCAACAGAAAACAGAACTATTTGGTGGGGTGATTGATAGCACAGGAAAGAAATTTGATTCATCAGCTGCCTATGTTAATTTATATTCATCTACCTTAGAAGACTTATTAAAATATGTAAATGCAAGTGATCCATCTCTTAAAAAATTAATTGATAATCTTTCCCAATTTAATGGTGTTACAGGTTATTCAAAAACTGTAATGAGAGATTTAAAGGAATCGTTAGCTCAAGTTGATTCTCAAGTTGCTCAATCAGGGGGGACATATAACGGCGTAGAAGATAAAATGAGGGCTTATTCGGAAGCACAAAAGAAACTTTCTGATGCTCATATTTCTACCGGAGTAGCTGTAGAAACAAATAAAAGGGCATTGGAATCTTTAGGACTTCAATTATCAGGTTCCAATCTTACAAAATCTTTGGCTTCTATAGCACTACAGGAAGCAGTATTAGGTGATCGGTTTGATGGGGCAGATGAAAAAATAAATGCTCATAAAACCCGTATAACTGAATTAACAGCAGCTATGCAAACTTATATGAGTCAAGGAAAGGGAATGCAAGTTCTTGTCCTTGGTTTTGAGATTTCAGAAGAAAAACAAGCGGCTTCTCTTGCAGCGGTAGAAGGAGCAACCAAACGTTATAAAGATTCTATTGATTTAGCTTCCCTTTCTCAGAAAATATGGGGAACCTCCTTTGATGGAGCATCTGTAAAAATACAAGCAAATGAAGCCTTTATTAATACTCTTATTGGAGAATTAAAAGAAATGAGGGGTAATATTGCTGCTACTGCTATCATACAAAAACAATTGAATGAAGCAATGGATGCTAATTTCACTTTACGTATGGATGGAGCATTAGCTGAGTATAATAGAACTCTTCAAGAAAATACTGATAAACAATTAACTGCCGGTAAATCATTTAATTTAGCACGTGAGAATGCCAATGCTTATATCGTATTGTTAGAGGCTTATCGTAAGATTGCAGTTGATGCAGGAAAAAGTACAGAAGAACTTGATGCTCAATTAAAGAAACTTGGTAGTGCTAATGTAGATGCTCAAGGAATGTCTGCTTTTGAAAAGAGGATGAAAGCAATTGCAAAAATAGCAAGTGTAGTAGGGGGAGAGATCAATAACTTTTTAGGAGCATGGACAGGTTTAATTACTCAACAGCAAACGAATGCAATATCAGCAGTTGAAAAATCTGCAAAGGCTCAAGGAAAGAGTGAAGCGTGGTTAGCTAAGGAAAAGGAAAAGATTAATTTCCAATATAATAAGAAGAAACGTGCTATGGCCTTAGCTGAGGCGATGGTAAACACGGCAATGGCTGTTACAAATGTAATATCCAATGTTCCGTTCTTCTTATGGCCGGTTGCTATTCCATTAGCACTTGCAACAGGAGCTCTCCAAATAGCTACAATTAGGGCTACTCCAATGAAGACAGGTGGAACGATACCGGATGGTTATTCTAATCGTTCATATCCGGTGCTTTTAACCTCAGGGGAAAGGGTGATTCCTAAGGGGGCAAATAAAAATGATAATATCAGCAAGGTTGCTAATCTAACTAATATTACATCGCAAGGAATGATGGTACCTTCTGGTTATCCTAATGACTCATATCCTACTTGGTTATCCTCAGGTGATACTGTATTACCGGTAAATTATGTGTCTACAATGAATAATATGAAGGATCAATCAAGTAGTTTAAGTAATATACAAAATCAAACAAACAATAAGAATAATGCATTTACAAATATTACCAATCAAAGGACCATTGAAACATCCTTATTTAATAAAATACAGGACAATAAAATCTCCAATAATAAAACCTATTTAGAAAAAATACCTCATTTGGCAAAAGGTGGAATTGTACCGAGTGGTTATTCAAATGACTCTTACCCTGCATTATTATCCTCAGGGGAAATGGTTACCCCACCAATTGGATTAGGAAAAGTAAATACAGAAGAACGTCAATTTAAACCTCTTAAATTTACTATTGAAGGACGTACAATTGTAGCATTATTGGAAGAGATGAATACATTAAATAACAGTTACTAATCATGGCAAACTACGGAGAAAGATATTGGGGTGGATGGCAGTCAATGAGTAAGAAAGGCTATTTATATATCAGTCAAATTGATTATGTCGGTACTTCTGATAAAATTAAAATTATAGGAAATGGTTTATCTATTAACTATGTTTTTGGTGATTGGAATGATCCTCTTGTCAAATTACAGGCAGAATTTTCTATAGTAAATGATAGGGAAG